GTATGGCGGCTTCCCGGATGTATTTCCTTAACACGAACTACATCGAAATGGTGACCCACTCGGAAGCTAATATGACTGTCATGGATGAGGCCAAGCCTTATAACCAAGATGCCGTCATTGTGCCGATCCTGTGGATGGGCAATATGGTCTGCTCGAATCGTGCCCTCCAGGGTATCGTGAAGGCTTAATAGGAGTTACATCATGCGTCTCGCTATTGTTGATGCTGTCGGCCCGAAGCTGCTGGACTTTTCGTTGTCTGACGACGTTAAGGAAATGGCTCTGGGCACCCCGTTCGGGGCTGTGGGCACGGATTATGACACTACTGCAAACGTCGCCAATTGGGGCGCTTGCGAAGTCATGTACGTGTCGAGTAACGGCGCTGCCGTTATCACCCCTGGTACGATTGTGGTTCTGGATAAGAACTTCCGTATCAGCGCCACGGCTGCCTCTGAGGCCAATACCGGCCGCCCGGTTTATGTCACGCTGACCAATTTCCAAATTGGCAGCACGACGGAACAGTATGGTTGGGTACTCCGCGCAGGCGTGTGCCCGGTCCAGTATTCCGTCGCGGCAACGACCGGTAACGTTTATGGTGGTACGGCTGGTAAAGCCACCCCCACCGCTGCCGCAGGTGTTCAGATTCTGAATGCTCGCTGCCTGATCGCTGGCGCTTCGACTTTCACCCGAGCCGGTACTACCCGTACTGGTTCCTCGAAGGTTCGTTTCCCCTCGGTCGCAGGTATGTATGTGGGTCAGGCGATTTCCGGTACTGGCGTTCCCGCCAGCTCGGTTATTTCCTCGATTGACACGAACGGTACGGATGTGATTATCGGCTCCGCCATCGGCACGCCGGTTGTTGCAACCGCCTCCGGTACTGTCACGGTTACTCTGACGAATACCGGTTATGGTATCTGCCAGATCGACCGTCCGGTGTTCCAAGGCCAGATTACCTAATCTGACCCGGGGGAGGGGAAACTCTCCCCCTTTTCTTTCTTGATAAATACCCCAAGGATTTCTCATGTCGACTGTGGACAACAATCGCCCTCCGTATGTAACTTTTGAGCGCCGTGCGGTCGAGGATCGTAGCAAGAGCCTCGAAAGTGGTCAATATTCCTCGATGGATGTGGACTTCGCGATTATCACGCGCCCTGGCTCGAAGGATGATCTGCACAAGGAAGCCGGTCCTTGGCTGGAGGAAATGAAACTGAAGGCCCGAAAGCAGGAAATCCCCCAAGAATGGGCGACTCATTTTTCTGCGCTGTATAAAGCTTTCCTCGAAGGCGAAGAACTACCGACTACCGGCACTCCGCTGAAGACATGGCCGGTTATCAACCCCGCTGCGCTGAAGGATTTGCTGAAGAACGGCATTCGCACTGTCGAGGATTTGGCTGATCTGCCGGATTCTGACCTGCCGACTATCGGTATGGGTGCTGTTGCTCTGAAGCAAAAGGCTAAGGCTTGGCTTCTCGCTGCGAAGGATACTGGCAAAGTCGCCGAACAAGTCGCAGCGCAGAATGTTCAAATCGCTCAGCTGGTTGAGCTTGCGAAAAATCAAGCCAAGGAACTGGACGAATTGCGGAAGCAACTCCCGCAGCCAGATCGGGCTGAACGCCCTAAAACTGTCCCTATCTAAGAGGTTAATATGGTCACCACTGTCCTGACGATTGTGCAAGAGTCCACCGAGAAAATGGGGTTGCCGACTCCATCGGGGATTATTGGCTCCACGGACAAAGGGACTAGGCAGCTAAAGGCGCTGATGTACGAAGTCGTCCGGGATTTGAGCGAGTATAACTGGCAAACCCAGAAGTTACTCAAAACCTTCGTCTCGACTGCGGTTGAGGATCAAGGGAAAATCCTGACGATCTTTGGCGCGGGTTATCATTCTCTCGTGGCAGATACCATGTGGAATGACACCCGCGTTAATCGGATTTACGGGCCGATTACCGATATCGAGCATCAAGCTCTGAGGAATCTTCCGGCTGCTGGGCCGGAATTTCAATTTTGGATTTCTAACGGGCATCTCTATATCACCCCTGCGCTAACTGCAGGGGAAACACTATCGGTTTTGTACCGCACAAAATACGGCGTTCTAGCCGTTGATGGCGTTACTACTAAAGAGCGCATTGACCAAGATGACGATTCCCTCCTTTTCCCTGATATCGTCGTTGCCAAATGCCTCGAATACAAATGGCGTCGGCAAAAGGGTGAAGCTGGTTGGGAGGATATCTACAACGATTACATGGGGAATCTTGCGGATAATATCATGACCGAAGGCGGTCCTACTCTATCTCTGGGCGGTGTTCCCCTGGCTCCGCGTCCTGGCATCGTTATCCCAGCGGGGTCGTGGAATGTTTAAAGCCCCTCGTGGTAGGCTATCGAATAAGTCCTACAATCTTCCAGCCCCAGTTCAGGGGCTTGATGCTGTTTCCTCTATTATGCAAATGGGGGAAAAGCGCGCGTTGTTAATGGAGAATTTCTTCCCTCAGCCTGATGGGTTGGTGATGCGTGATGGGAATACCGCGCATGTGACGGATTTTACCCAGCCTGTCGAGCGTCTGCATGTGCATGCAGCGACAAACGGCGGGGAAAGCCTCTGGGGAACGACTGTTAACGGGATTTATGACTGCACAATCGCCGGTACTATGCCGGCTGTGTCGATGGCCCTGACCAACGGCAAGACAATCTCTTCATCCATCGCAACTGGAGCGGGGAATTATCTGATGCTGGTAAACGGCACAGATACCCTGAAGCAATATGACGGCACTTCCTGGACTTCCGTCCCGACTTTCGGGGGGACTGCTACAAGTATTTATTCCTACGTTGAAACTTACCGCCAAAGACTATTTTTTGTCAAGCGAAACTCCCTTGAAATTGAGTACCTCGCTGCGAATTCCATTAGCGGAACCGCAACTAATTATCCCCTCGGCGCACTGTTTAGGCTTGGGGGATACATTGTCGCGCTCGGGACATGGACGGTTGACGGCGGCGTCGGCCCGGAAGATTCGCTTGCGGCGGTATCGAACAAAGGCGAAGTCGTTATCTATTCAGGCGCAGACCCAGCAACGTGGTCGCTGAAAGGCGTCTATTTCATCGGCCGTCCGTTGGGGGAAACCCCGATGTTCAAATACGGTGGTGACTTGCTGGTGCTGACGGAAAATGGTGTTTTTCCCCTCTCCAGCGCAATTCAGTCAACGGCCATCGACCGGCAGAAAGCAGTGACGGGGGATATTAAACCTGTCCTAACCCGGGCAGCGCAGTCGTTCCGGGTGAATCAGGGTTGGCAGATTATCTCCAATCCAGCCGTGCCCTATCTGATGGTGAATATCCCCTCCACCCCTGTGCGGAAGCAGGCAGTAATGCACGCGCAGACCGGTGCTTGGACGCTATTCTCTGGCTGGGAAGCTCTCTACTTCGCCCGTGTGGCGAATGAAATGTATTTTTCCACGAATAACGGAGTCTACCGCGTTAACGGCTTCAATGACAATGGTGCAAATATCACCGGGAAGTTCATTCAAGCTTCTAGCCGCCTCGGCTACAACACTAATAAAAAAATCGAAATTGTCCGCCCGTTTCTAAACTCCAACGGTGGCTTTACCTACAGCCTGGGAATCTCCTGCAACTTCGTTAACCCGAAAGAACTCTCCCAAATTACCCCTCATCCTGAATCTACCCCTTCAGATTGGGGTTCTGGTTTGTTTGGCGAAGCCATCTGGGGTGGGGATATTGGTATCACCCAAGATTGGGTTTCTACCGGCGACGAATACTCCCTCTGGAAAGCCATCTACTTCAAAGTCGTCACAAATTCCTCTAGAATCTTTTATTATGGCTCGGACCTTGCCTTCAACGTCGGTGGGAAATTCTAATGATTATCTGGGACTGTCCTGAGCTTATTAATGACTGGGTTAACACGAAAGGCGGTGGCCATGCCCCACGAAATTCCTGTACAGCCCTTGGATACGCCGACGATCAAGGTAAACTCGCCGCAGGGGTGGTTTTTCATAGCACTAATGGCGTCCACTGCTATGTCAATATCGCTATTACTAGCGGTGTTTTTCCAGTCTCTCTCCTGAAAGCCTCACTTCGGTACGCTTTCGGCCAGCTTAAACTGCGCCGATTGACTTTCATCATCGCCGAGGGTA